ACGCACCCGGGCCGAGTTCCGCGCATCACATCAAACAGGACAATCCGTGGCTTTGCGTCAGTTTATGCCAAGACTGCCATCAAGGCGCGCACAACGGAATTCATGGCCGAAAATCCATCTGGAAGGTCATGCGCATGGATGAGTACGATGCGCTGGCGGTGACGTTTAGGAGGTTGCTGGCATGAAGCAGAGCGCGCCCGAGGCAACATTCGCCATGCAGTGCCGTGTGGTCGGCATCAAGGTAGAGACTGAGTTTAAGTTCCATACGGTGCGCAAGTGGCGCGCAGATTTCGCAATCCCCGACAAGATGATACTGATCGAGATCGAGGGCGGAGTGTGGATTCAAGGGAGGCATCAAACCGGCAAAGGCTTCAGTGCTGATTGTGAAAAGTATTCACATGCGGCGTTGCTGGGCTACCGGGTATTCAGATTTACCACGGACATGGTGAACAGCGGCGAGGCGATCAACATGATTGAGCAAACTTTGAAAGGACTATTGCAATCAAAGCCAATTTGTGGTTGAATCAATGCGCCGAATATAAATTTGGGAGTTATTATGTCGCTCGAAACTGATCTGATTGCTGCAAAGGCTGAAGTCGTGAGAATCGAAGCGGAAATAGCCGCATTGCCATCTGAATTGCTTGGCAAGACCGAAACAGAGCTGGCAACGCTCTACCACGCTGTCCTGGCGTTCTTCAAGGGTACGCCTCCGCCTGTACCGAGTGTTGTTGTAGAAGCGCAGACAGAAACGACTGATACAGCAGCCGAGGCTTGACCATGCCGGCCAGACAAAAAGGCGAACCGCTCGGAAAGTTCATCAGCCGCTTTGTTAGCTCGAAGCATGAGGAAGATGAATTTCCGGACATCAAGCAAAGGCTGGCAGTCGGGTACAGTGAAGCAAAGAAGCGTTCAAAAAAGGAGAAACATCGCCATGAGTAAGCAATCCAATACGAAGCCTTCAGAATCACGCAGCAACTCCAACCAGCGTATTTCTACTGGAAATTTCAACACTGACGGAGTGAGCCAGGGCAAGCAATCCGGCGCTGTACGTCCTACGCCTGACGCTAACAATACTAACAAATCGGGAGAGAAATAATGCCGCGCGATACATCTGGTAAGCCTGTTGAAATGGCGCATATGGCGCGCAGTAAGGAAGAAAAAAAGCGCGAAATGGAGCCAATGAAAGTTCGAGAATCTGGACCTAATTATCCTTATGGTCTTCGCGTTGATCTTGACCATGAAGGTATGAAAAAGATTTGCATGGATGAAATGCCTGAAGTCGGAGGGGAAGTTAGTTTACATGCCAAAGCTCATGTGGTATCGGCTCGTAGTGAAAAGCGCGAAGGCGAAGAAGACCATCGTAGTGTAGGATTACAGATTACTCATCTTGGAATTCATCACGAAGAATCAAAGAAGGAAGAAAAAGAAGAAAAGCCAAGGAAGCGCCACTAATGGCAATTAAGCACACAAGCCAGACATCTGCCGAGCTATCCTACGAGAGCAAGACACAGATAGCGGCCACGATGAATATCCGGCTGTTGCGCGACCAGATTATAGTCGAGCCGCTGCCAGTCGATCATAGCAAGGTATTGGCCGTAATCGAGTACACGAAGCCATTGCGCGGTATTGTGAAGGCAGTAGGGCCAGGGCATTATCCTTGGCGTTACGATCATCCCGAAAAGCATCGCCGCACGAAGATGTGGCGCAGCAAGAAATTCCAGCCAACCGAGGTCAAGATTGGCGATGTTGTGGAGTTAGGCGGGTATGGCGAAGATGATCGTGGCGGATTGCATCGAGGTTACAATTTCCAGCAGTTCTATTGGGGCGACGTGATGCACGTCATTTGTAGAGAGGCTGATGTCGGCTGCATAATAGTGGAGACAAGCGAAGATGAAACAGAAAACGATTCACCTGCCAAGGAAGCGGCAGCAAGCAATTGAACCGGAGCCGATCAAAGAGATCGAGACGGCGCAGGCTGAACCTGTATTACCTGATGACTGGACAAAGGGAGCGCTACTCAATGTGCGTAACCACGGCTCCGAGTACATCGTGACACTTTACCCTGAAGAATATGACTTTCGCGCCCCTGAGCGCGCTTTGCATTTCACGAATCCGGCGCGATGCCAGGATTTCGTATCAAATTGGTACGCCCGAGAATCAGGAGGACGGCCATGGTAATTAACCAAAACTCAAGACCCGCTTTACTCGTCCGGAATGACAACACACATGATGTGATTAATGTCGATATCACGCAAGGCGATAAGAGTATTTTAGATGTCAATCCTGATGAAATAGTAGCGATGCTGGCATTCAAGGATGTTTTGTACGTAGCCACCAAGTCAGGAATTTATGCAAAGGATGGCAATGGCATATTCCACAAGCTGAAGATTGAGACAAATGGCTAAAGTTGGCGCTCCCAAAGGATCAGGTTCCAAATATACTAAGGAACTAGCACTTCAGATTTGCCATCATCTATCTGAAGGTAAGCCAATGCGTCCTTTGCTTAAGAAATTATGCATAGGTTACACAACAATATTCGATTGGATTCAAGCACATAACGAGTTTGCCGTACAATACGCGAGAGCAAGAGATATAGGGCATACCGCTATTGAGGGTGAAATACAGGAAATAGCCGATACTCCTTACAAAGGCGTAATTAAAACTATTAAAGCTGATGGTACGTGCGAGATAAAAGAAGAGGATATGCTTGGCCATCGTCGTTTGCAGATTGATACGCGCCGTTGGCTGCTGTCTAAATGGAACCCAATGAAATATGGCGAAAAGGCTACAGTTGATTTAACTACCCACAGAACAGCGGATGAAATGACTGATGACGAACTCATTGCTATCGCCACAAGACGCGGCAAAGGAGATACTAAGCAGACGGGCAGCGCGTAAGAGCTTAAAAGATTTCATCCAGTATCTGGATTTAGGATTTAAGCCGGCTGCGCATCATCTGCTATTAATCGAACATTTAGAGGCGATTGAGCGCGGAGACATTGAAAGGTTGATGGTTCTGATGCCGCCAGGTTCTGCTAAAAGCACCTACGCAAGCATCCTGTTCCCGCCGTGGTATATGGGACGGAATGAGCAGAATTCAGTTCTAGGGGTTAGCAATACCACTGAGTTGGCTGAACGATTCAGCCGTAGATCAAGAAATATTGTTACATTGCAACGATTTAGAAATGTGTTCGGATTCGGTATTTCTGAAAAGACCCAATCTGCAAGTAATTGGGAAACTGAAAAAGGGGCTGAATTCTTCGCTGCTGGTATTGGTTCTGCCATTGCTGGTAGGCGTGCTGATTTAGGGCTTATTGATGATCCAATTAAATCAAGGGAAGAGGCAGATAGTGACCGGACACGGCAAAAACATTGGGACTGGTACGTTAATGACTTTTTTACGCGACTTAAGCCAAATGCAAAACAGATACTTATACAGACCAGATGGCATGAAGATGATCTTGGCGGAAGATTGCTTGAGCGCGAAGCTAATCGGTGGACGGTTGTAAGCCTGCCAATGGTCGCCATCGCATCAGATCCATTAGGACGTGAGCCAGGTGAAAAACTATGGCCGGAATGGTTCACTGACGAAATGATTGCGCAGGCCAAACTTGACCCGCGGGCCTGGAATGCACTGTATCAGCAAGACCCATCACCAGATGAAGGGGAATTCTTCCAGCGCGATGACTTTGGAGAATATCTTGAACTGCCTGATAAGCTACACTTTTACGGTGCGTCTGACTATGCTGTTACAGAAGGCGGTGGCGATTACACCGAGCATGGAATAGCCGGTATGGATTACAACGGCGACTTGTATATCACTGATTGGTGGAGAGATCAGGCTGCAAGTGATGTGTGGATTGAGAGTGAATGCGACATGATTTTGAAATACAAGCCGCTTATATGGTTTGGAGAATCCGGCCCCATAAGAAAAGCTATTGAACCATTCTTGCGTAAACGGATGCAAGAAAGGCAAGCATTTTGCAGGCTTGAATGGTTGCCATCTATATCTGACAAACCTACCAGGGCAAGGGCTATTCAAGCTCGGATGCACATGGGAAAGGTATTTTTCCCGAAACATGCGCCGTGGAAAGCGGAACTGATGAAGCAATTGCTTAAATTCCCATCTGGAAAATATGACGATGGCGCTGATGTCATGTCATTGTTCGGGAGGGGGATGGAATTCGTAAACGCGCCAAAATTGGCACAACAACAGCCACCCAAGCCCCAATTCATCGGGCGCAGGACTGGCACACATTCTTGGATGAGGACATGACCGACCAATCAGCAACGCCAGCAGCAGACCGTACGGACGAAGATAGAGAATTCGCCGCGATTACAGAGAAAGAGATTTTTGAAGAAGCCCGCGACCGTCTCGAAATTGCCAACGAAGCCGAGACTGACAACCGGAAACGGGCCAAAGCTGCGATGCTGTTCCGTGAAGGCGACCAATGGGATGCGCCATCTACATCGTCAGTATCGGAAGATGAACCGGAACTGACCATTAACCTTACTGATTCTTTCGTCAGGCGCGTGGTAAACAATATCAAGCAGCAGCGGCCTCGTGGTAAATGCCATCCTGTCGGGGAAGGTGCAGACATAGAGATTGCAGACGTGATAAACGGGATCGGCCGGCATATCGAGACACGTTCCGAGGCATCCGTGGCTTATGACTTGGCTGCCGAGCGTTCAGTTGATGCGGGATTCGGTTATTTCAGGATATTGCCTGAATATTTGGATTCGCGCTCATTCCAGACTGACTTGCGTATTTTGCCGATTGACAACGTATTCTCTGTTTCAATGGATCCGGATGCGATCATGCCGACTGGTGCAGACCAGAACTGGTGCATTATTTCGGTCAAGATGAAGCGCCAGGAATACAAGCGCAAGTATCCGAATGCTACCAATGCAGGATGGACAGAATCAAGCCGCGCAGACCGGACGGATGATTGGGAGGATAAGGAATCAATCCGTATAGCCGAATACTTCAGAATCCGCGAAAAGACTGAGAAACTGTATCTAATCAAAGGTCAGAATGGCGAGGAATTCACCAAATATCGCTCCGAGTTTCCAAAGGGTGCGGATGGTAAGGTTGATCTTGAGGATATTGCTGCGAGACTGGCATCTCAGGGATTTGAGATAGTTGCGGACCGTGATTCTGTGGTTCGTAGCGTAGAATGGTTCAAATTGAACGGCTTGAAGGTAATCCAGCGCGAAGTATTGCCAGGACAATACATCCCCATATTCCGCGTGGCCGGAAATGCAATGAATATCGAGGGTAGAGTGCGCCGTCGCGGCATGGTCGAGGGAATGATGGACCCGCAGCGCATGGTAAATTATGGAGAAGTCGCCAAGATCAAAAGGCTAGGACTTGCTCCGAAAGCTCCTTGGGTTGCAGCAGAAGGACAACTGGACGGTCATCCTGAATGGGATGATGCCAACCAGAAAGCCTATAACGTGCTGACTTACAAGCCGGTGATCATCGAGACTTCAGGCATGATGCCGATTATGCCTCCTCCACCAGCGCGTCAAGCTCCAGCCCAGATTGAGGCAGGATTTAGCGAATTCGTGCAGGGAATGAGGTCGAACTTGTTATCTGTTGCAGGGATGCCGCATGAACCCGGACAGGATCAGCAAGGAGGCGTGATTGTTTCAGGGCAGGCATTGAAACGCAGGCAGTATATGTCCGACCAATCCCATTTCCAGTATTACGACAATCTCACGCTGGCAATCGCGCAATGCTGGCGCGTCATGGTCGAGTGGATACCGCACTATTTCAGCGAATCCAAGATGCAACGGATTATCGGGGAAGATTCAACCCCTGAAATGATAAACATCAATCAGCAGGTAGAGGAAGATGGCGTTAAGCGCGTCAAGAATGACTTATCCGTTGGAAAATATGATGTGGTGATGGATACCGGCCCAGGCTACGAGACAAAACGCGAAGAAGGCGCGGAGAACCTGATTTCTCTACTGGCTATCCCAGCACTGGCTGAGATTGTCGCCAAGACTGCGCCTGATTTGGTATTCCGCTCGATTGACCATCCATACATGCAGGAATTGGCTGACCGTCTGATGGCTCAGAATCCTGAAGGACTCGAGAAACTAATGGGAAGCTTATCTAAACGGGCTAAACATATCGTTCAATCGCTGGCAAACGAGAATCAGCAACTACAACAGAAATTGCAACAGCTTGAGCAGGACTTGAAAATTGGTCTGTCCAAAACGCAGATGATTGTTGGAGCCAAAGAACACGATACGAATATCAGGTCGCATACCGAATTGGCAAAGGCAGAAATAGCTGCTGGTGCATCATTGCTGAATACCCATGCCGAAGCCAAGCATCACGAAGCAGCAGCAGATAGACTTATCCAGCAATCGCAAAATGTTGAACAGCAAGTAAACCAACCTACTACAGGAGATTAATAAAATGGCAACAGTCGTATTAGATAGCACCAACCTTCCCGCAATCCTTGAAGATGCAGGCGTAGTGCCTGAAGGAGAAAACAATGAAAACGCCGATGCAGCAGAAAATAAAGCTGGAACTCAAGCAGATGCGAAAAACAACGAAAACAAGTCCGAGACAGTGGCGGAAACTCATGCGGACGATGAAGAAGATGAGAACGGCCTAACCGCTGAAGAACGTGCTTCGTTGACTGCAAAGATGCAGAAAACAATCGGCAAAAAGCATCGTATGCTGAAAGAGGCAGAAGAATTCGCCGCAGCTCAATACAACGAACGCAAGATGGCTGAAACTCGTGCCGCTGAAATTGAGCGTCAACTTGAAGAACTTAAAGGGAAGGCTGTTGCGACTGCCACACCAGAAGCCAAGAAGCCGGTTCGCGCTGATTTCTCTACCGAATCTGAATATATTGATGCCTCTATTCAGTGGGGAGTGGATCAAGGGCTAAAGAAGCAAGCCGAAATCGCCGCAAAGGAGGCGCTTGAACGTAAGCAACAAGAAGTAATCCAAACTGCAAAAGGTCGCATTGATGCCGCGATAGCGCTCGTTCCAGACTTTCAGGAAACGGTTGATGGTGCGGATATTATTGTCCCTCCAGCGATTGCCGGTTACATGCAAAAGTCCGAATTGTTTGCCGAGTTGGGCTATTACCTGGCAAAGAATCCTGACGTTTTAACATCTATTGCAAAGCTGGCTCCAGATGAGCAATTGGTCAAGATTGGCAAGATCGAGGACAAACTTGAGCCATTCGGTAAAAAATCCTTGACAAATGAAAATGGTAAGAGTAGAAATGAATCATTGGATGGAAAATCCAAGGATGCAAAAGGCGCAACGCCTAGTAAACCTGCACACGACAAAACAGCGTCGAGCGAAAATACGGAGATACTTCCGAGCATGGCCCGCACAAAAAGTGCGCCTGTGATTAGTCCACTGGGTAGCAATGGAAGCGCAGCAATCGAAATCAATCCTGAGAATATCCGGGAAGTGATTACGGATTATGCCAAGCGCAACCAGAGAAACTTCGGTATACGAAAACGGCACTAAGCGGAATTTTCGTTATGCGGCAATTGCCGCTTGTGAAGGAGTATTATTTTGGCGAATCAACTGCTTACGATCAGTCAGATTACCAATCGCGCCCTGCCAGTATTGGCAAACGAGTGCGTTCTGACTGATAAATTCAACCGTCAATACGACAAGGAATTCGGGCAAAAAGGCCGCAAGATCGGTGCAACCTGCAACGTTCGTGTGTCTCCCCGTTATTTGGGTACTTTCGGCCCTGCCTTGAACGTAGAGGCGTCCACCGAGAACTATGTTCCGGTAAACATCTTGTATCAATACCACGTTGACATCCAGTTCAACACGATCAACATGCTGCTGGACATTGACGACTTCGAAGAACGTTTCATTCATCCCGCCTGTATTACGGTTGCAAACCGCGTGGACTCGGACGGTGCTTACTTCGCCATGCAAAATACCGCAAACCGTCTAGGCACTCCTGGAACTTCTCCAACTTCGTTCAAGAACTTCAGCGATGCTCGTGCGATCCTGGCTTCCGAAGGTATGCCGAAGGGAATGATGCCAACCGCGGTACTTCATCCGCTGGCAATGTCCTCGATGGCTGACAGTCTGAAGGGTCTGTTCAATCCTCAAGCACAAATCAGCAATCTGTATGAAACTGGCTTGGTAGCTGCAAAAACAGCCGGTGCTGACTGGTTTGAAGATCCGAACGTGGCTTCGTACACCACTGGTAGCTTGCTCGGTACCCCAGTTTTGGCTGGCGTAACTGCTGCATCCGGCGGTACGGCGATCATCACTGCCGGCTGGGCGCAGACTGGTGTATTCCAGTTGTCAGGACTGACCAATAGCTCGGCAGCTTGTAAAGTTGGCGATACCATCCAGGTTGCAGGTCTGTATCCTGTCAACCCGCAAAACCGCAGTCAGTACGGCAATACGCTGAAACAGTTTGTTGTCTTGCCTCCTGCTGGTTATGCGCAAATGGCTGGTGTTGCATCTCCTGGTGGTCCTCAGTTTGCCGCTGGTACGCCGACAAATGGCACGTTCAACGCTTCAACTGGTCTGTATACGGCAAAGAGCGATGGTACTTTGTCAGTAACGGTAGGCGAATGCGCGATCACTGGCGGTCAATTCCAGAACTGTGCAACTGGATCGGCATGGACTGGCACACCGACAGTAACGCTTAATGGCGGGGCAGCTTTGGCAACCAACTCGACGGAAAACCTGTACTTCCATCGTGATGCGTTTGCTCTGGCTTTCGTTGACTTGCCATTGCCACGTACCGCAGTTGAAGCAAGCCGTGCATACGACGATGATCTGGGCATTTCTATCCGGATTGCGACGCAGTACACCATCAACAATGACGCTGAACCAACCCGCCTCGATTTAGCTTATGGATTCGCAAGCCTGTTTCGTCCGCTGGCTGTTCGTGTTTCGGGTTAAGGAGAAATAGCATGGTAGCAACAACTAATGTAGACGGCAGCAATCCTGGGCCAAATGTAGTCTCTTCGCCTAATCCGTACCTGAATCAAGGCGGTCCGAATCAGTTTGGAGATAATCCGGCTGCCCTGAATGGTTTTTATGGTGCAACACCAATAGCGCAGCGGGCAACCGCATCGACTCATACGACTAGCAATTATGTTACGTCTTCGGCTTACGGGACGTTGCAGGTCGCGCAGATGCTCGAAGTCGTAAATACGTTGCTGGCGCTTGGAATTTGGGCTGCCTAGTAAAAAATGGAAAGCTCCTGCACGTTTGGTGCGGGAGCAATCCAGTTCCATATTTATGGGAGTTGGAATAAATTGAAAAAAGTTGTTTTCTGCATTCCAACACTCAAACGGCCATACCAGCAAACGCTGGATAGTCTAAAAAATTCCGTTCCAGTGCTCGGCAATTACGATCATGGAATGGTAAACGAAATTGGATGCCCTTACATATCGGCTGCCCGTGCCACGATGTTGCGCAAGGCGATGGATGCCAAAGCTGACATTATTATTTTCATCGACCATGATATGAGTTGGGATCCTCGTGACCTTCTAACCCTGATTGAAACTCCTGGTGATGTAGTTGCAGGACTCTATCGTTTCAAGGATGACGAAGAGAAATATATGGGCGTTATTCAGGATGGAAAAAACTTTCAGCCTGTAGTACGTACAGATGGTTGTATAAAGGCTACCAGAGTACCGGCGGGATTTTTGAAGGTAACGGCAGGCGCTGTTGACAAATTTATGTCATCTTATCCTGACTTATGTTTTGGTCCAAAATACAACCTATCAGTTGATTTATTTAATCATGGCGCACATGATGGCGCGTGGTGGGGTGAAGATTACGCATTCAGCCGTAATTGGATCGATTGTGGTGGTGAAATATGGGTAGTACCTAACCTGAATTTGAACCATCATTCCGAAGATAAAGAATATCGAGGCAACTTTCATAATTTTTTGCGTCACCAACCAGGCGGAGACTTGTCTCTTCGCGTAGCCTAAAGGAAAATATCATGTCGAATACAAAAGCATTAGGAGTAGCCTTCGCTGACCCGGTATTGGAAAACATACAGATCAATTATGTTCCGGTGGCGATCAATGCAACGGCTACGGCTACAGCTGCACAAGTTGCTGGCGGCTACATCACCTCGACTAGTGCCGCAGCTACGACTATCACATTGCCGACCGGAACTTTGCTCGGGCAATATCTGAAAGCACAAAAAGGGACTGTTTTCCAGCTTTACATCGACAATACCGCAGGGGCTAACACAGTAACGATTGCGGTTGCCACGAACGGTATTCTGTCTGATGCTGCTGCCACTACTGCTGCAAGTTTCGGTCAATTGACCGTAGCCAGTGGAGCAACAGGATTGGCAAGATTTACGCTGATGTTCTCAAGCTCTACTGCTTACGCATTTACAAGGACTGCTTAAAATGGCGACTACTATTGCATATAGATTCGCAGGACAGACAATTGGTTTGTCTGTAACTGCATCAAGTCATGCGGCAGTTAAAATCGATGCTATTGACCCATCTGCCAATGGACTTGTTTGTTGCAATACATCTACATCAGTTGTTACCTACATAAAAGTAGCATCCAGTTCAAATGGGAGTAACGCCCCGCCGAGTGCAGGTGCTGCGACGATACCTGGAGATGGGACTGCGGGTGATTTCCCCATTCTTACTTATGATGATACGGTAATAGACGGATTATCGTTTCCAGTTTCCGTTACTGCCATTGGCTCTGCTGCTGGACCGACATTGCTAACTGTTACGCCTGTAGTATTGATGTAAATTATGCCGACTATGCCAGATTGTGTCGGACTCGAATACGAAGCCGCACTGCTGGCTATGGTGGACGCCGGAGTTAGGGTGCTTCCGCTTGGATATTTCCAGATTGATCCGGTAACTATTTCATTCATCAGCACAGCCGCTAATCCTGCCGTGGTAACGGCACAAAATCCAGCATCAGGCGCAACTGGCATTGTTGCCAATTCATCGGTCCAATTGACTTGCGGTCAGTTTCCAATGTCAGTCGCTTATCCGGCAGGCAATACCAACGTCTAGGAGTACAAGATGACTATTGGCGTGACAACAGCATTAAATATAATCGAAGGCGCATTGCGGCGCATTAACTCGTATCAGTCTGGAGAAACAATAGATACACCAGATGCAACTGATTGCCTCGATACGTTCAATGACTTACTCGATTCTTTGAGCCTTGACAAGTCGCTGGCATTCGGGACGAACGAGAATATCCTTGCTTGGACCGCTCAGAAAAACCAATACACAGTTGGTAATCCTGTTTGTACTTTGCTCGGCTCTGCTCCATTTATCGGAACTGTCACATCTGGATCGCCTACGATTACCGGTGTAACCAACATGCCAAGTAATCTAGTAGCTGGTGCAAGCGCAGCTTATCTAGTTGGTTCCGGCTCTATCCTTACTGATTCACAAGGCGTTATTCCAGCAAATACTACAGTTCTGGCATTTGATTCTGTTGCGCATACAGTAACGATGTCAGCCAATGCAACTGGAAGTTCATCCGGCGCGGATTCGATTACCTATACTGTTCCTGGTAATTTTCCAATTAACAGACCTTTACGCATTACGCATGGATTTACGCGCTTCAATAATTTGGATTTCACTTTGGATGTGATGGAGACAGAGGCGCAATATACATCGATTCTTTATAAGGCACAGCCCGGACCGTGGCCGACCGTTGCTTGGTATAACCCGCAATTCCCTTATGGAATCCTGAATGTTTACCAAACGCCTGGAAATGGTTCTGCATTGCATCTTTTTACCACTGGAATATTGCAAAACTTGACTTTGAATCAGGTTATTATCATGCCGCAAGGCTATAACCGTATGATGAAATGGTTGCTGGCTTATGAATTATGCTCAGAATATGGCTTTCCATTATCCGAATCAATCAAGAAGAATGCGCAGGAATCGAAGGATCTGATTAAGGCATTGAATGCTCAACCAGCAGGCGTTGCTAGATATGAAAGCGCATTGAGTAGAGGAAACAAAGGAAACGCAGGATGGATTTTTACAGGTGGGTATCAATAGAATAATAAAGGAGTTTTAAGTAATGGCAAGCCCCGGACCTCTAAATTTCTTCGGTGATATGGGCATGGCAGGCGGTCAGGATGTCGCGCCTAACCCAATGCAGAACGATCAAATCTGCATCAATTTTTACGTCGAGGTTGACCAGCAAAATCCGAAGGAAGTTGTAGGATTACTCGGTTGCCCAGGTCTTGTCGAACTGGTAGCAGATCCGGCTGGCGGTGCGCCGGGATTCACCAATACGCAAACTGAATGGCCGGCCGCATCAGCAGTAACTAACCTGCCAGTGCGCGGAGTTTGGGAATTGCCTGGTGGAAATCAGGCATTGGCAATAATCGCCAATAAATGCTATCTGGTAACTGCCTATTCAGCAAAAGTATCAACATTTGCTACCTTGACACTGACCTATGTTGGCATGTTGCTGACCAGCTCCGGTCCTGTCTCAATCCGTGATAATAACGCTGGTGGATATGCGGTAATTGTGGATGGCCCTTATGGGTATCTGTATCGCCTGGATGGAACGGCAAGCTCTACAACTTCGAATATGTATACAGCCGGTGGAACTTCGGTTGCATCAGCCTCGCAAAGCACGTCAACCGGATTATTCACTACAGCAACTCAGGCTTTCAGTGCTGGAGATATTGTATCTATTCAGGGTACTCCTCCGACTGGATTTACTACAAATACTAATTATTATGTCATTGCTACGGGACTTACTACAACCGCATGTGAACTTTCCGCTACATTAGGCGGTGCTGCCATTGTTCCAACAGTATCCAGTGCATGTAGCATTGTCCCGTTTGTAGCATCGAATGTACTGACTTTTAATGCAACGCCGAATTATAAAATGATAATCGGTGCAACGGTAACAGATTCAGCAGGATATATTCCAGCCGGAACAACGATTACTGCTGTTGATTATTTCGGCGCACCACCTACCATTACTATTTCAAATAACACAACCGGCGCATCATCTTCCGATACCGTTACATCGACGCTTCCAGTCTGGACGCAGATATTTGATCCTGCATTCCTTGGCGCGACTCGTGTTGCTTATATTGATGGCTGGTGGGTATTCAACAAGCCTGGATCGCAGACTTTCTACACAAATTATCCTGCCTATGGGATTGCTTTCTCAGGAACTTATTTTGCGCTAAAGGATGCCTATTCCGATAATCTGCTATCGGTCATGGAGCATAAGGAAATGCTCTGGCTGATCGGTGACAAAACGACGGAGATTTGGTATGACGCAGGCGGCGCTAATTTCCCATTCTCAAGATTGACCGGAACATTGATTCAAGCAGGATGCATGGCTACAGCATCCGTTGCCCGTATTTGCTCATCTGAAGGTGTGGAAGGTTTGATTTGGCTCGGACGAGATGAGCGCGGGGAAAACAAGATTATTCACACTCAGGGATTTCAATATAACGTTGTTTCATCCCCTGCATTCAGCGCTGAAGTATCGCAATATCCGGTGACTTATGATGCAATCGGATACACCTATCAGGAGGATACGCACGAATTCTATGTGCTGACGTTCCCGACTGCTGATACGACATGGTGCTATGACACGCAGTCGGGATTGTTGCACAAGCGACTTTCCTATGACCCGTATACGCAGCAATACCATCGGCATCGGTCTAATTGCTACATGAATTTCAAGAGTATGCGCATTGTCGGAGATTATCAGAACGGCGCTTTGTATCAAATGACGCGGGATGTGCAGAACGATGCCGGATGGCCTTTACTGGCACAAAGACGCTCACCGCCAATATGGGACAAGGGGCAGCGCGGTCGCGTATTCATGGCCAGTTTACAGCTTGATTTTTCTTCTGGAGTTGGCAATTCGTCTGGATTAGGTTCAGCTCCGCAGTGTAGTTTGGCTATCTCTCGTGATGGTGGCAAGACTTTCGGTCAGCGTACTTATCGACCTATCGGACAAGCAGGAAAATACAAGACTCGGACAATGTGGCGCAGACTTGGATTCAGCAGAGATTGCGTGGTTGATTTGCAAGTAATTGATCCGGTTAAGCGTGATTTGATAGGCGTAACACTCAAGGCATTCAGTTCGGCATGAGCATAGTCCAGAAGATCCCGCAATCAGGAAGCATATTCGGCAAAGCAAACGCGCAAGGAATTGTTATTGCCGATCCGACTTGGTATCTGTATTTATACAATCTATCACTGGCTGTCGGTTCTTATTTTACGCCAGTTGCTTGGGATGGCGTAAACGACCGTGTGTTAGGCGTAGGTCAGATTACGCAAGATTCTTTCACCTCCGCAACTTCCATGCCTCTGCACATAGCTTGTGGTGATGGGCAGGCTTATGAGATTGATATGGCCGGTAATTTCACACCCGCGGCAGGGGCAGGGATAAATTGTACTCTTAATCCAAACAATACGACTTATGCTTCCGCATTCACAACTGGATTTATTTATGCAACACTTGGAAGTGCACCAGCGTCTGTGATAAGTACTACGAGCGCCATGGTTCTGGATGGCTCAAACGGTTCTGTTTATTCTTTATTGGCAACTGTTTTCACCTCAACTGCCACGAAGCAGGCATCTATAAGATCAAGAAGCGCAATTACAGGTTCAAATTATATTCTGGATACTGAAACACACTGGGATGACACCACAACAGTCTGGTCATCCCTCGGAACAATAATAATGCCGAATGCGTGGACTGGTTCAGTGGTTGTTAAAAGAATCGCATGATTAATAGCTTGATTTTCTTTTATTTTTGATATAGATTATCGCTCACGGCTGATATGTCGAGCGCTTTTAACCTAAAAGGAGTCTCGATGTTACTGCTGCCACTTAATTCTGAAGATCATATACCGACAAAAGCGGATATTTTCAATCTTCAATCGGCTATGGCTAAAATGCCACAAGCCGACCTTCCTACGGAACACTTCTTTGCTGACGGCATGTATTGCCGATTCCTTCCGCGTCCGGCTGGAACGCTGATTGTCGGAAAGGTTCACAAAAACGAGCATTTTTACATCATTTGCTGCGGAACTATTAAGGTTACAACCGACTCCGGCGTTAAGGAAATCACAGGGCCGCAAGTTATCGTATCCAAACCAGGCACAAAGCGCGCTGTATTAGCCTTGACCGATGCCACTTGCCTGACTGTCCATCGTACCAACAATACCGATCTCGATGAAATAGAGCGGGAGATTATCGAGTCTGACGATCTGGCATTGTTCGATTCCAGCAATAAAGTGAAGGAATTGTCATGTCTTGGATAGCGGTAGCAATCGGAGGGTCGGCTGTATTGGGCTATATGGGTTCGCAGCAAGCCGCTGGGCAACAATCGGCTGCACAGCAACAAGCCGCTGCAACGCAAAAGGCGATGTTCGACACCATCAACAAGCAGCAACAGCCTTTCATTCAATCTGGTTATGGTGCGAATCAGACACTAAGCGACATGATGAAGCCGGGCGGCTATCTGACCCAGCAATTCAATCCTACCCAGCAACAACTCGAACAATATCCCGGTTATCAATTCGCCCAGCAACAAGGCCAGCAAGCGACTTTAAACGCCGACACACCAGGACAAGGTGCGATGTCTGGTGCAGCGTTAAAAGACCTGACCAGCTTTGCCACGAATACCGCTGCGACTCATTACGGAGACTATTTCAATCAGTTCCAGACGCAGCAGAATAACATATTCAACCGTCTGTCAGGTTTGACTCAGATCGGACAAAATGCTGCTGCCAATGTCGGATCGGCTGGGACTCAACTCGGAACCGGCGTTGCACAGGCTCAAGCTGCTGCTGGTGGTTCACAAGCTGCTGGAACGGTAGGCGCTGCCAATGCACTATCTGGAGGCTTAAGTATGGCCGCGCTAATGAATGGGGCTGGATATAACTATGGAGGCGGTACTGGCGCTGTAGATAATGCAGGATATACCACTGCCAGCCCTAATTTCAACATGGCGAATACTGGAGGATGGGGTTAATCATGGCAGATTTCGGCGCACCTGTAGCAGAAGGAATAAACGGCCCAGCCCAGAACTTGCCAATGCTCAACAACATAATGAACCTGCGTCTGCAACAGCAACAGTTGCAATCGGGGGCGTTAGGTATTGCTGGTCAACAGGCGCAACTTCCTGCAATTCAACAGGAAGCCAAAGTAAAGCAACAAAGCGCACAACAGGCTCAAGCATTTGGTAAATATGTGCAAAGCGGAGTAGACGATCAAGGTCAATCTCTAATGGGTGCTAATGGTGAAATTGATCCGACTAAGCTGGTAATGATGGCTGGTCGCGTTGCTCCACTTGCGCCTCAAATTGCACAGAACATCATTAAAACGACCTCCGACAAAGTAGGGCTGCAATCATCCATGCAGACTTTGGACGCACAGGGTCAGAAATTGGTGCAAGGCCCGATTCAGTCCTTGTCGCTCGATCCGTCAAATCAGAATATCGAAAGCACACGGCAACGATTGATGCAACTTGCAACAGATCATCCAGAACTCAATTCGATTGTAAACCATGCCGGAACATTTCTGGATCACATGGAAAACACGGCTGATCCTCAGGCTCGGGAACATCTGGCCCAATCCTTGCCTGCTCTTTTCCAGACTGGTCAAACGGTACAGACTCAGCCGAATCAAGGCAATATGGACTTGGGAAACACAGTTCAACCCGGTGTTTATGCTCCTCCTGCTGCCGGTGGAGGATTTACGCCTTCTGGACCGGCGATTCAAAAGGGAATGATGGGTATCAATCCGGCCACTGGACAGCCATTCTCGGTTACGCCCGGTACGAATCCCGCACCTGCGCCAGTTCAGCAAGCACCTAACGCTGCGCCAACTGGTAACCAATGGCCGAAACTACCACAGTTCCCTACCCCGCAGCAGGCTGCAAGCGCAACCTCTGCGGCACAGGAATCTGATGCAGTACGGCAGGGAGACTCAAACCCGGTAACTGGCTATGCACCTACAAAACAGGTCTATTCTAACCTTCTTGGACTGCTTAAAACTGATCCTGCTATTGGCCCCAACAGCCATGATTGGAATAAGCTCACCTCGATCCTGACTCCTTTTGGAGCGAGTCCCAATTCAAGTATGCAGGAAGTTGGAAGCTATCTTGATAGACTGGCTTTACAGAACGCCGGGGCTGCTGGGCTTTCTACCGATGCGGCTCGATCAATGGCGGCTGGTGCTGCCGGAACTACAGAGATGAATCCCCAGGCTCTGGCTGAAAAGTTGCGCTTTGGTGCTGCTACGCTAGAGGCAAGTCACTCATATCGTCAGGGGTTGGATAACGTGGTTGGAACCAGTAACCAGAACCCGATTGCAAAACGTGCCTTTGATTCTGAATGGGCCAAGAACGCGGATATAAACGCTTTCCGATTGCTGGCTGAACGGAACCTTGGAGATACGCAAGGTTACAACAATACCTTGTCTACAATCAACAAGCTTCCTCCAAACCAAAGGACTGAAGTTCAATTGCACATGCACAATCTGAACATGCTGATAAATGGGCAGATGCCAAAATGAGTGATGTATTCAGCCCTGATTTAATTAACGCGATCAATACCAGTGGATCTTCTGGTACTGCACCTTCGGCTAATCAGAATACCTTTGACGATAGCATGATTAATGCTGTTGGGTCTAACCCTGCTCCTGCTCCGATTGCTACTCCACCAGCACAGCCAGAAAGCAAATTGGCTTCGTTTGGGGCTGGACTTGGTAAAGGATTCGGAGATACTGCACTAGGAATACAACAGTTAGCAGGGAAAGGGCTACAGGCTGCATCAAATATTCTTCCTGATAGTATCGGCTCAACTGTAAACAAAGCAGGTCAATGGCTATCTAATGACGCTGAAACAGGGATAAAGAATCTCAGTTCAGAAAATCAGCCTTATGCTGCCAGTAACCCAAAAACAAATACTGCCGGCCAGTTTGGTGGAACGGTTGCTTCGGCTGCTGCTTTGCCAATTGGCGATGTTGGCGAAGGGGCGAATCTTATAAACAAACTGATTTATGCTACCAAGGCAGGGGGGATTATCGGCGCTTCTCAACCTGTAAATAATCCTGATGCTAATTTCTGGTCGCAGAAAGTATTGCAAACGGGAGCTGGTGCTGCTGGTGGTGCAATTGGCTATCCAGTCGGCGCGGTAGCGGGTAAAGTCTTAGGATCTGCTGGTAATAAACTCCTGAATGCTGTTCGTAATGGCGTATCTTCTCTTTCAGGCAAGGATGCTGCTGAAGCGGTAGCCGGAGCCAGCCCTGAATTGCAGTCTGCCGTTAAAGCTGCTGCCGCAAAAGGTGAGAATTTAAACCCTGCTGCACTTTCCAGACAAGTAGAGGCTGATTCATTGCCGGTGAAGATTTCATTAACTTCCGGTCAGGCTACGCAAGACCCTGTTCAGATTTCAATGGAACGGAATATGCGCGCTAAGAACCTTGATATGGCTTATAAATACAATGACCAGAATTCCCAACTAATAGGGAATATTGATTCAATAAAGAAAAATGCTGCTCCTGATGTGGCCGTTCCTGACAATTTTACTGCCGGACAGAATCTAATTGATTCGATACAAGGAAAGATCGACCAGAACAAAGCTGCAACTCAGGCGGCTTATAAAGCGCTGACGGATGCTAATGGCGGCCAGATTCCGATTGACGGAAAGTCTTTCGCTGCTAACGCTAATCAGGCGCTCGGACAGAATATGAAAGGTGCTTTCCTTCCTCCACAGATTCAAGGAATCCTGCAAAAGTTCCAGACTGGTGAACAGCCCATGAACTTTGAGAACTTCGAGAACCTCAGAACTATTCTTGGTGCTTCGGCTCGTGGTGCTACCGATGGAAACGTGGAAGGGGCGGTCAATACCGTTCGTAACACGCTAGAGAATATGCCGATGGATGGTCAGGCTGGTCAACTAAAAGGCTTGGCTGATACTGCCCGTGCAGCTGCCAAGCAAGGATTCGACCTTGAGCGTTCCGTTCCGGCTTATAAAGCCGTGGCCAGCGGGAAAGTATCTCCTGATGATTTTGTTAAAAAATTCATCATCAACGGAAAGTCAGGGGATATTCAAGGAATGGCGGGAATTCTGCATGACGATCCAGCTGCGCTACAGAACATCAAGGCTTCAGTGGTCAATCATTTAAAAGATAAGTCCGTTAATCAGGCAGGTAATTTTAGCCAAAATGACTATAACAATGCTTTGGATGCCCTGAAACCAAAGCTAGGTATTATATTTTCCCCTGAAGAGCAAGCTACTATGCAAACTCTAGGAAAGGTTGCTACTAATGTCCAATCTCAGCCTACTGGTTCATTTGTAAACAACTCAAATACCGATGTATCTAACCTTGCTCGTTCTGCTGGTGGGGTTGCTGCGGGTGCGGTTGATACCTTGACTCATTCCCCTATAGGAAGCATGGCGCATAATGTCATTTCTTCAGCGATTGACAAAAAGGCATCATCGAATACCTTGAGGAGCATTTTACAACCTGGGGCCGGTATTTCTTCGCCTGGGGAAGTGACTAATTTGTTGAAAAACAAACTACCGAACGTAACGGGTAAGATGGGACTTGTTCCGCTTTCTGCGCTGCTTTCCAATAATGCGTCCGGCAGTCAAAAATAGGTAACAGATAATGGGAAAAACGATGATCTTCCAGAATTTGTACAAACCAGAGTCAATAGCTCGCATGATGGGTCTAGCCCATACTGCTCCAGCACCTATCAGGAATGGTTCAAACATGCGATATGCTACCACAGGAGCAAGTAAATGACCACTCAAGTAAGCATTTCACCTTATGGTATCCAGTTCTTCCTGAACAATCAGGCCGAGCCAAATGTCGGCGGATCTGTATTGACTCAGGTCGGCGGTATAAACTATGCCACTTATCAGGATTCAGCCGGTACGATACCATTGCCGAACCCGATACCGCTTAACGCTCGCGGCGAAATATCCAATTCATCCGGCGTATCCTGCCAGTTATTCCTTGTATCCGGTGTAACTTATACTTTCACCCTTTACGATGCGGCAGGAAATCAGCTCAATCAGGCCGCCTATGTAACGCCGCCTGCTGTTGCTACTCAGACATCGCCATTCACTGAAAGCACGATTGCAGTTAGCCAATCTGTTGCCCTGGTGGATAGCGGAACGGTATTTATCTGTACCGCGGCACTGATATTGACAGTTGCGCAGACTTCATTGCTGAATAAGTCATGGTTCGTTACAGTCTATGCTTATGGTGGCGCGGTAACTGTTACACCTTATTCTACCGACAAGATAAACGGTGGAACGGCTGGTGCATCGATTACTATTCCGCAAGGTTATATCGCCAATATTTATACGGATGGACAAGGAAACCTATATTGCAATGTTGGAACATCAGTAGCAAATGCAACGGATGCAGTCAACCTTACCGGCTCTGGAACGGTATCTGATACGACTACTGGAGGGGCTGCACTTACGCCAACAAGTGCCGCCAACGCCCAAACGACAGCAAATAACGCCCAAACGACAGCAAATAACGCCCAGACTTCCGCAAATAACGCCCAAACGACAGCAAATGCAGCCGTACCAAAAGATGCTGGTTCGCTTGGAGTCGGCATTATGTGTTTGGTAATTCCTGGAAACACATCCGTGAATTATTCATCAGGCACAAGTGTTACTGGTTCATTACTATATCTATGCCAAATATCGGGGACTAACTCCGGTGGACTGCCGACTAACCAGGTACTAATGTCTCAATCTACAAATCTCTCTGGAACGTGGCGAATTATTACTGGAGCGGCGCTTAGAGATGACGCTGCATCTACTCAGCAAGCAGCCTTTGCACAACGTTTAGCATAAAGGATAACTCATGGAAACAAGGAACTTGAAATACAGCGCGCACGGCACAGTGGATATGGAGATTGACCACCCGCAGTATGGCTGGATTCCATTCACCGCCAACTCGAACGATACTGAGCAACTCGGCCGCGACCTGTATGCCGCCGCGATCGCCGGAACGCTTGGAACGATTGCGCCGTATGTGCAAAGCCTTGCCGATGCTCAATCTCAGCAACTTGCACTGATGGACAGCAGCTATGCAGCCTCCGTCTTCTCGCCGATTGCCTATATGGGCACCACTTTTCAGGCAGACCAGGCGAGCCAGGATTTGATCGCGTCGGTGCTCACCGCTGCGGGTGGCGCGCTGCCGGCAGGGTTCGCGTGGTATGATATGAATAATGTTCCGGTGACGATGACCTTTGCCCAGTTGCAGGGCTTGGCCGCTTCCATCCTCGGGCGCGGCCAGCCGCTATTCATCCACAAACAGACGCAGAAGACCGCAATCCGTGCAGCTACAGCTGTCGCACAGGTGCAGGCGGTGACATGGTAACCTTCACTATC